CTGCGTGGCAGAAAGTATCGACGTCACGGAAGGTAAAGGAACATCGACACCTTCGCATCTGTAGTGCCTTAGCCCTTTTATAGTTACTCTGGTATCTTGCATAAGTACTCTATATTCCTTTTATTTTACGGCAGTTTTAAAACTTTAAAGCGATATTCACAGGAGGTTCGTCGTCCTCATCTTCTTCCATGTCTTCTTCACTGTCGCTATCTTGGATATAGAACTCACTCACTTGATACTTAAACTCTTTTTGTGCTCCGATCATTTGCTCTTGGAGGCACATTCCTGCGTTAAAAGACTCAACCACAATTTCAGCGCAGTCTTCTGCAGTTCTTGCTTCGCCTTCAGGGGATACGCACTCCTGGAGTAACTGGGTTGATACGAGGAGTGAGGCGATCCTATCCAGAGCACGGTTTGTCTCCGTCAGTTTTTCGAGCAGCTCGCGGTGTAGTTTCTCAATCTTGTGCACTTTGATTTGAAGGGAGGGGTGGAGCTGCCTGCCAATCTACAAGGTATTCGATGTTTGTGCCATCGAACCAGTTCTCCGGTTTCTTGAAGACAAACCATGCGGATGTTACCGAATCACGCGCGTTGCTGACCGCACTGAACTTCGGCCGTGGCGAGAAAATAAGCAGGTCGGAAAGTCGATTGTTCTGCAGGAACTTTCGTCGTTTGGTTACTGGTTCTAAGAAGCTCAGGCGGTCTAGTACGATTACCCCTTCATTAGCTATTGATACGCCATAGTCTAGTACGTATTGAGTTTCTTCTTTAAGTCCCGTTGTGTTTGCAATTACCCAATCATATGTGTTTTGTTTGGATGCCCACCACAAGGGATCAAAAGTATGTATGCCTTTCTCGTAGCTGTCTGCACTTAATTGAAGTTGCTTCAGTTGCTGTGCGAGCTGGCCGCCCTGGTCGCAGGGCAGAAGCAGCTTGCCTGAGAGAGGAATTTTTGATGATAGTTGCCTTACTAAGCCAGGAGGAAGTTGATAGAACTCAGTGCTCATTGTGATGTTATTACGTTAGGAAAAGCTGAAGTCTAATCTTGTTTGTCCCTGCCTCGCCTAACCTTAACGTAGAGTCACTGAGTCTAATGCGTCTCTTTGAACTGACGCCCGAGCAGAGCTTTCTGCATCAACGGGTCATCCGGGACGCTGAGAAGCTTGATAAAGATGCTTTAGTTAAGGTGCTTACAGATATACACCGTCTGTATTTAATTAAAGGAGGTCTGTTTACGCGACTCGTTAATTGGTGCGCTCGAACCGGCGTGGTTCTACCGGCGTTCGATGAACTGTACGAAGGATCCGAAGGCGGTTTAAACACGGACCCAGAAGCCGTTTGAATAGGTAAACCCCCAACGAACAAGGTATTTGACGAATCCTTCTCTGTTCGGGGCTGCTGAATAAACGTAGATTCGCCCTTTTTCTGAGTCCAACACGCGATTAATAAGACTGGCGCAGGTTGCCCAGCAACGTAAGTTCGCAACGTTATGCACTTGGGCCGCCCGTCTAGCCCTTCGATTCCGCCTACGCCTGTACCAATCGTTTTGCGCTCGCTTGCTTTTGTAAATGATCAGACCGAGATTAGATGCAAATCCATGGTCCTCTAGGTAAATAGTTATCCATAAATTTTTGTGTTTCGTCCGGTAGGTTTTTATTTTCGCCATAAAAAAAGCCCCCTTTCGGAGGCTCGATGACCTTGGCTTTCAACCGACTCTAGCTCAAAAATCAATCCCTAGCTTTTTTGCTTGCTCAGGAGTCAGCTCGACAGCCTTTTTGGCTGAGGGGGGCTCGGCTGCGGCTGCAGCTGCAAGTGCTTTGGGGTCGCCGGCAGACGCCAGTTGCTCTGTAGAAACAGCTTGGCGGGCCGCCTGGAATGCTTTCTTCAGAGCCGCGTGGTCTTCGCCCAGGGGCAGTTCGATCAAATCCGCCCCAGGAATTACGGACTTAAGAGCCATGCTCGCTTGTTCAGCGCCATTGTTCTTAATCCATTCGTTGACGTCTTTGATCAGTTGTTCTTCGTCCTCGTTTTGAGCGGGGCGATCACTGAAGGAAAGAGCGTTGTAGTTGATCTTGGCACCGTCGGCACCAGTCATCGGATCCCGTTCGTTAAACGATTTCGTTTCGAACTTGGTGCTCGTGACGACCGAAGCGCAATTGATTCGGTTGTTATAAAGATTTTGGAAGTAAGCGATGAAGTTCTTTTGCGAAGACTTACCGCTAATAATGCTGGTCGTAACGCAGCGTGGGGGAAGCAAACGGTGCTTAGGACTTACGCCGATGTAAGCGATCCGAAGAAACTCCTCGCCTTGGCGAAGTCCAAGGTTCCCGTAGTACGGAGTGAAGCCAATCAGAATGAACTCGATCGGAATCCCGTTGTCGTTTCTGTCGACAATGGCTGATTCAGAGTCGACATCAGACTTCCAACGGCGAGCCTGGAGATCAATTCGAAGTGTGTGCGGAGGAATGTTGCACAGAATTTCCGATTCAGAAAATTCGCCAGCGATAAACATGGTTCAGAGAGCGGAAGAAATCAGAGCGAGAAATCGATAGAGCCGAGAGCAGCAGCGGCTACCTTACCTTTTTCAGGATCAGCGGCCTTAGTAGGGGCTTTGCGAGAAGATTTAGGGAGGTAAAGGACTTTATCTAGGTTGTAGTTAAGGTAGTTCTTGTCGTCTTTTTCGGAGGTCGATACTCGACCCACAGCGATAGTCGGTGTGCCAGGGGCAAGCTCTGCGAGTTGCTTGCTGAGCTCATTCCACGCGGTGATTTTGAACCATTGGGTTTCGTTGTCTTCGGATTGCCAAGCCAGCGACCTATTCGTAACGGTCGAATCGCCTAGCTCAACCTCTTCAGTTTTCGGTCCAAGACCACCCGTGGCAAGGAATAGATTGATCGCCAGCAGGTCGTCAAAGTTCTCTTGGGTGACAACCAGTATGGGTTGCATTTGCAGCACACCATCTACTGTTGCTCGGGTCGGCCCGAGTGCCAAAAAGGTTTGATCCTTCTTTAAGCCCGCTATGAGCTTTCCGACGTAATGATCTTTCTTTTGAATAATTTGGACTTTCGTCGCGACGCGTTTGTCGTTAGACGGCAGAGCCTCCGCAAGCAAGTCGACGGTTTCTTCGTTGACCTGCGCTTCAGAGGTGACGCGCAGTCCCAGAATGAAGACGTTCATCCTTGAGCTTCCTGTAAATCGTTGAGCGGTGTACGTTAAGTGCTTTGGCTATCTGGTTTACAGACGCGCCTTGGCTCTGGAAGGCTAACAGCATTTTCACGTCGCCGCCCGACAGCTTTGTGTTTTTCTCAGCACAGTACTCAAAGTGATACGGATTTATACAGTGTGGGTTTTTGCAGCGTGGCTTTGGGACCACACCGTCCCTCGGTATGTCTAAATACTTAAGTATCGCTGTTCGTACGTAATACCTTTGTTTAAATGCGTAAAAACACGGAGAGTTATTAGAAATCGCCCCGTCCCATAACTCACATGTCGACTGATTAAACTCATTAAGCGCCAACTTTTTAAATAGAATTGATATAGGAGTACTGTTTACTTTGTCGTAAATTATGTTGTATTTATCGCAGTCTAAGGCTCTGCTTATATCCAGAGCTTGAGCCTGCGCGTGGCCCGTATCTGAGGCGCAAATAGATAAGGCTAACTTGCTTGATTTAGCCTGGAATATTATGTTGTGATTTTCCAAGCTTTATTTCTTTTTAGCAGCTTGCTGTAACGCTTGACGAGCGTTGTTCGTCAATTCAATATTTCCTTTTTCAGCTTGTTTAAGTGCAGCTTGGGCGGCTTTCCTATCGTTACCGGGCGCGGCGATCAAGGCTGCAACTGCTTGTGCACCCATCTTTTTATCTTCTCCTGCGGCAGCACGAACACCGATATTTCCAGTTGCTTCTTGACGAGCCTCAATCCGTTGGGCCGCCCCAGCAGCGGCTTTAGATGCAGCCACATCTGTTGGCGCCACATACACCCCTCTTTGCTGCGTGGAAGGCACTAAACCAGCGCCGGCTTTGTTTACCGTCTTATCTTCCTGCGCTTCTGTTCGTGCCCAGGCCGGTGTCATTGCACGCACAGGTGCGGCTGTAGTTGTTTCAGTCGGCGTTTCAGTTTTAGGTGTTTCGACGACAGGAGCGGTCGTCGTCGCCTCCGCTTTAACGGCTTCTGGAATATCGTAATAGTTATATGTCGTATAAGAAAAGCTAGGTGCGCTAGGTGTACTCGCTGCTGCGGGCTCGGGTTGTTTAGTCTCTACCGCTGGTGTTGTAATCTGCGCCCCTGGAATAAGACTTTCCGTCGTGTAGTTACCTCTACCTAAACGCCCTCCTCGTACACCTTTGTAATCCGTGGTAACTAGATCGCGTGCTACTGCCGGGAGTCCGGCCATGTAATCGTTATAGATGCTGCTAGTTGTTTCTGAAGAGGGAGTTGCGACAGCATCGGCCAGAGTTGTTGCAGCTGCTGCAGGTGCAGCCTCTGCCGGCTTCTCAACCTCTTCAGTGGGCAGTGTTTCAAACTGCAGTGTGGGAAAGCGTTCTTTTAAAACTTTCTGAATCGCGTCTACGTCCCCAGCTTGCATCGCGGTCTGCATGGGACCCGTAGCAGCACCTTGACTAATGCGAAAACCGTATGCGGGAGTGGAAGTCACGCGTGAAACCTAATCTTATTTACAGGATAGCAAAATCACCCTTGCTTTTCGAAATACCGACGCAGCTGATGTCCTTTTCGTACGACCATGTCTAAAGTCGTCGATGTATACTGTGCGTCTTCGTACGAATTGAATATTAAGGCTTTCTCTCTATTGTCACTATAACGCACTAAGGTTTTATTTTTAATTGCTTCCGTGACAAATCGACCGTCGGGATTAAGAATTACCCACACCTCTTTAAATTTAAGGTGGGTACGTATTGCCACCTCGGCCTCGGTAAAAAGCTCCTTTTTCTTGACTACTTTAGAACGAATTACGGGAGCTTCTACTTTTTTTAAGCTGTGTGCTGAATTGACTAGCTTATTTTCTTTTCGTAGTTGCCTAGCGACAGAACGAGCGTGGTTGGCAGCCTTCAGCGGAGAATCGAATTCTTCCGGGCTTACGAAAAATTCTGCGTCGCCCTGAACGATACCGTAGTACTTGTTCTGTGATTTAAGGGTAAAAACTTCTTTCTCGATAATTTTAGGGATGCTTAGAAGATACTCCATGCTGTGTATGTGCGTTTTTGAATAATCAGTACTGTACCACAATTATGTTGAGAGAGCGGTTACTTCGCGGACCAGTCGTCGCCTATTCCCGCTTCGGCCACCAATCGTGTTTTAACGAATACATTATCACCCGCTTTAACCATGATATCTGAAAGTTTAGTTTGCCACTCCTCAGCCATATTTTCTTTGACTTCTAATACTATTTCGTCATGGACTACAGCTACTAATCGCACATCTTCGTTCACAAAGTTATTTAAACTACCTAATGCTACTTTTAGGATGTCTGCTCCAGTACCTTGAATCAAGGTGTTGGCCGCGATCGTCATCTTGGCGTCGTCGTAGCTGAGAAGGCGACGTCTACCTAAGGCCGTTCGTGTGTAGCACCAGCCTTCTTGTACCAGTGCTCCGCGCTCGCGGTGCCATTGACGCAAGCGTGGATAAGAGGAATGAAACTTAGCGTGAGTTACTTTACTTTCCGACAAGCTAAGCATTAGTCCGAAGGAGGCTGCTGCGTATGTTTTGAATCTGGCGTACCCAATACCGTAAATCATACCGAAATTAGCTCCTTTAGCCATTTGTCTTTGTTGTTTACTTACTTGATCTATGCTGCAATCGTTCATCAAGCTCGCAGTAAGTGTATGTAAATCTATATCGTTATTGTAAGCTTCCTGCATTTCTGGGATATCTGCTAGCTCCGCCAGTAGCCTTAACTCCATTTGCGAGTAATCACATATGACCAGCTTGTAGCCGGGGCTCGCAACAAAGCATTCCCTGAAATTTTTAGACCTAGGCACCTGCTGTAGGTTGACCGCGTACGTTGTTTTTGCTGTTTTTTTCGTTTGTTGCTTGGCTCCTGTGCAAGTGAAGCGCCCACTGTTAGCGCCAAACTGGTTGTAAAAACTGTGAATTCTGTTCGTTACAGGGTTTATGTTGGCTATTAACTTGGTAATATGTTCAAGTTTGGTCTCTATTTTTACCCGTTGCCTATAAAGACTTAGCGTCGGATCGTCACTATTAAACTCCGACAGAGCTATTTGGCTTAGAGTTTTCTTTTTGGTTTTGTCGTCCTCTGGGAGTTCGATGCCGCAAGCCGTGAACGCCGCACACACTTGTGCAGTGCTTGAGGGGTTGAACTCTTTTTTAGGTTTTTTACCGATGGCTAATTCACCATCTAACCCACGTGGCAACTTCAGATCCACAGGTAAGCGAGCATCCAGACTCTCAACGAATTGAGTAGTTATGTCCTGCAGCTCCGTCTCGATGGACATCTTTAACTTTTTAAGTTTCTCAACATTGACGGCGAAACCGTTGTAGCACATTCTCGCAACCGGACGTATAACTCTAGACTCAAGACTGTATACACCCATAAGATCATCCTGTTTTAGTTCTTCTATCTGTAGTGCGGCTATGCGCGGCAGTAAATCAACGTCTTTCGCCGCGTATTCGATCTGTTCGACATCCAGTTCTTCAGCACCCCAATCAGAAACCTGCTTTTCTTTATCTACTATCATCTCAAGTCGACGTTCTACGACTGCCTTAAGTGAACAGGAGACGTCGGCAAAGTAAGGTTTATTAGCTTGAGGAGAAACTTTTTTATCCTTAAATCCGGCCCGCAAAACTCTCTCGGCTAAATAAGTATCGAATATTTTCCCCTTGTAATCGATGCCTAGCTGGTAGAGAAATTGAAGATCAAAATTAGCATTGTGTATAACCAGGAGATCCCTGCTTTCTATCAAGTCTTTTAATGTTGAGTCGGCTTTGATAGCGAACAAATCAAAGACATAAACTGTGCGGTCTTCGATGTCGGGTGTCGCATCACAAAGCTGTAAGAGACGACACTTGGCGATGGTTGCTTGTAGCCCCGTGGTCTCTGTATCTAAACACAGCTTACTAATTTTATTCAGTTCTCCGATTGCTTTTTCTTGCTGCTGACGATCTTTAATTAGTTTGATGTGCATAAGAAAAAGCCCCGCTTACGCAGGGCTGACGAAGCGTTTGGCTAGTGTACTCGCAGTCAGCGGAGTCGCGACTGGAATGCGCTCTGAATAAACGTATCGATATCTCCCCACAGCTCCACCAGTTCCCGGCCACGGTCGGTCAGCTTGCAGGCGTAGTACACCCGAGACATCGCCTGCACTTGTGCAGACGCATCTTTTAAGTTGCTTCCCTGGGAGATTTTTTTGGTTCGCTCAATAAGCTCGTTTTCCATGAGCCACTTCAGAGCATCCCGCAAGCAAATGTAAACCGGGGAGACGTGGAAGGTTTCGCGGCGGTTAATGCCTGCTCGCAGCTCTTTCGGTTCCCAGCTTCCGTTCATAACGGAGAAACCTTGGAAAAGCACTGAGCGAGGGCTCACTTCCAAGTTGTTTACCCAGTAAGTTGCGACCTGACGCAGTGTCCACCAATGATCGTTGCTGCAGCTGGACAGGATCATGGCTGCGCCTGCTGTCCAGAGACCATTCGTACGGTGCAGGTCTTCGAGCAGTTTTTCCGGAGCTTTCCGGATCGTAACGATCTCAACAGGAGCAGACTGCTTAGCCTGCGCTTTGGGTGCGTCGTTTACTGAGATCTTCCACGCCAGGCTTGCCAGCTCAGGAAGTTTCTTCTCAACCGAAAGTTTAAACAGCTTGGCGCTGTCGACCTTCCGCAGGTTCAGAATTGAAGAGAGCTCGATCTGAATAGGCGTGGAGGCAGACGCTTCTACCAGAGCCGCCGCCTCATCTTTGGTGAGAGTGTTCCCTTTCAGTGTGTATGTGAACATGGATGCCAAGGGGTTTGACAAGAGGACAATAGTAGCTTTTCACTAAAGGTGCAACCCTTGAATGGTTCTTCTTTTCACACCCACATCTGAGAGTCTTCGTCACCATCTGACATAGGACGCCATACAGGCTCTCCTAGCTCATTTAATGCCGCGATATGCAGCACGCCTGTTTCTGAATTCAACCAGAAAGCCCCTAAGCCAGGAGGTTTCGGGCGTCCCCTAAGCTCCCGCTCTATCTTGTTCGCCTTCCGGTCGTATTCCCGGATCAACCCTTTGAATAGTTTTCCGGCGTCTTGGCTCATCGAATAGCCTTCTGAATCACATCGACGACATTATTGTCATCGGCTGTATCGACGAGGTAGCTCTCGTCACTAAATGTAGTCACTATCGGGGGCAAGTACCGGGCGATGCAGAAGGTTGTCCACTGTGTACCAGTCTCGTTCTTGAACGTTGCGAGCCTTCTCAGGAAAGCGTCGTTGACCGAAGACTCGCCGTCTGTGATCATTAGGACGTCACTGTTCTTCTTGAGTTCTTCGTTTGACAACGCGTGGTTGATGACGCTGTTGAAGTTAGTCCCGCCCTGCAGAAACCAGTCACCTACAAAATCTAATAATTTGTTCTTGTCTCCCTTGTTAGGAGAAATTGTTACTGAGTTTTGGATGTAGGTGTCAAACAAGTTTATTTGAACCGTCCTGTTTTGTTTGAGTGCTTCTTCTGCAATAACAAAGGTAATTGCTTTAGACCAGATCTCGTTTGTTCCTGTCATCGAACCGGATACGTCCACGTACATGACGATCGGACCCTTACCTAGATCTTTTAGGTTTGCGTTGTAATCTTTAGTTAGTAGAGTGCGCTCTGAATACTTCAAAGCAAATAATGCGCGGCCCTGCGGCGTAGCCGCTAGAGCGATTTCACTGGGGAACGCCTGTACGACATTGTTGTCGAACTTTGCCCCGACGATGTTCTCATAGTTGCTTTTAGCCTTGCGTGCACGCTTACGCTCTGCCCACACCCGCCGCAGAGTGCCGAGTCGCTGAGCAACCTTCCTCAGGGTTTGGTTCCGGGACAACCGCTTGGCCAAAGCTTTCTTCTCCGCCAGAGTGCCCGTCGACGTGCCCGTGCCTGCCGTATCGCCGCACAAGTTGTTGAACTGTTCTTGCAGATCGTCGTGGGCTTTGTTAACCCGGTCGACTGCGCTGCTGGCCTGACTTCCTACCTGTTCAGCGGCTTGCTGTACGGCGTCATTGATTTGGTTTACGATCTCTTTCGCCTGTTGGCGGAATGCCGCAGCCTTATCTTTCTGTCCTTCTTTAAGGGCCTGTCGATACTTATCGCGGAGTTCTTGTAGTTTTTCCCCGCTTTGAGTCAGGAGTTCAACTTCGAATGTACCCTCTTCAATAGCTTGCTCGATTTCTTCAGCAAGCTCATTGAGTAGCATCACCGCGTTGTTGCCTGATGCAAACTGATCGCCTACACAGCGAGCCAGCAGATAAGGCCAGCCCGCAGCGTTTGTCAGTTCCTGCATGATCGCGTACCAGACTCCGTTCTCTGGTTTGTATCCTTCTGGCATTTTCGGCGGCAGACCATCGCATACAGACCGGAAGTAATCTTCGACGTCTTGCTCGCTGATCAGCCACTTGACGTTGTCTTCGTTATAGAGCCGCTCGAAAATTTCTTTGCCGAATCGGCTCAGCTGCGTAATTTTGTATGTGTTGATCAAATAATTGACGCTAGGACGCTGATCGCGCACAAAATCTTCCCAAAGGAAATCTGCCAAAGCGCTGCAGCTGAGCGTTAGTGGTTCGTTTTCAATCAGGCGAAGAAACTCGCGTCGTGTTTGTGTCATTGAGCTACCTCTGAAATTTCGCGGGCGATGGTGTCCAAGTTGTTTTGAAGTTGTTGTGTGAGCTTCACACCGTTCATGCGATCCGAAGCTCCTATCTTTAGTCGATCACTTGTGAGGATCTCATCCACTTTCGCTTTGATGGTGCCTACATCCTTATGGTATTTACGGAGCATCACCACGTATTCGTTCAGCCCTTCAAGATTCTGACCCCGGCTTCGATGCACTGTGTTCTGAAACTCTGCCATCACGCCAGAAGCAGCTCGCTTTGCGTCGCCAAACAACCGAGCCGCCGTGGGAATCTCTTGATCTAGGACTTCTTTAATTACGTCCTGATCGTCAGGTGAGTTGTACACGATGTGCACGATGCTGTTGTGCATGTGCTCGGGGTGAACGGTGTCGTCGCCCTGAACGAGCGCCCATGCCCGTAGGAACTTGAGTATTTGAACGCGACGACGGTCGCTGATTACGATCCCGCGTTGAGCCAGGAGTTCCCAAACTGAAGTGAACTTATCCAGGAATTCATCCGAGATCTTTACGGTATCTACTTCCGCCTGGAGCTCGCTCAGTTGTTCGAGAGATAGATGCTCTCCTACTGCAGGACGCTGCTCGATACCTAGAGCCCACTGATCTAGAACCCGTTTTGACGCAGGTTTCTTCAGCGCGTGGACAGTCGGACGGAACAGAAAACGATCACTGAATGCTTGCAGTGATTCTTCTTCTGGCCAGCTATTTGTTGCGGCCACAATGCTTTGCAGTGGCGTTTGGATTGTCGTCTTGCCGTTGTTAAACGTACGTTCGTTCAACAATGTCAGCAGCGAGTTAAGGATCGCAGAGCTGCCACGGAACAGTTCATCTAAGAAGCCAACGTGAGCAGAGGGGAGATACCCATCGATGTCTCGTTGGTACTCATCTTGCAGGAGCTTAGTTACGGCGACAGGACCGAAAACTTCCGAGGGATCTGTCGTAGGCGTTAGCAAGTAACCAAAGTAGTTTACGCCGGTAATACCTTTACAGATGTTACGTACTAGATCGGATTTGCCTGTGCCAGGAGCACCCAACAGAAATGCGTTTTGTTTAGCGATCAGGCAGCTAAGCAGCCCATCGATCACGTCGGTGCGTTCGAGCG